TTGGGGCAAGATAGCTAAAACTATCTATCAATATTGTGTTAATCCCATACTTCTGCTTGGCCAGTATAATCTCTGCCTTCAGTCCCTCCCAGTTAGATCCGTTGTCCCTGAAATTTGTATCATCTATGAAGTAGATGTTTTCTCCTAGCTCTTGGGCAACTTGGGCGCATTGCTCATGCTTCGGTTCCTCTCCAAGAAGTTGTGTTCCTAGTTGAAGCATCATGTTCTCGATAGGAACCTCAAAGGATACAGCCATGCACTTGGTTCCTGTGCTGGCTAGGTGAAGCAACAACTGGTAAGCTATCTGGCTTTTCCCTGAGCCGGGAATGCCAATGATGGTGAACAGCTCGCTCTCCCTGAGACTGAGGGGCATATCTTGGAAGCACCAGTTCTTCCACTCTCTCTCCCTCTCTTGTTGGGTGACACAGTCCTGCATCTGCAAGACAAAATCATTGGGCCTTACCAATGCCTCTGGCTCGTTGCCCTTGGCACTTTCCATCAGCCTCTTCAGATCGTCCTCTGTGGGGTGATCCTTAACCAGCCAGTCGTTTACGTCGTTGTGTGGCTCCGGTATCTCAATCCGATAACAACGATCCGCTGAGAGCCTCTGAGAGAGCTTAATGAACATCTGCTGGCCCGCATCGTCCATGTCGCTGGCAACGTAGATGCGTTCCATCCTAGTCAACATCTCAAAGCAGTTCTCAATCCACCCGTGGTTGCTGGCTGATGGTACAGCTATGACGGGGATGCGACTCTCCTTCTGCATTTGGTAAAGGGACATACAATCGATCTCCCCCTCGCAAATGATTAGCTCTCGGTCATCCTCCCCCACCAAGTGCAACCCAAATGGGGTGTTGAATACTGGTTGCGTAGAATAAATTTGCTTCTTGTTGCCGATGCGGGTAATGCAAGTGTACTTGAGCATCCGACAACGTCCCTCGCTGTCATACAGGGGAGTTCCCCACCAGTGGGACCCGTTCTTTTCCTCGGCAAAGATGTTATACTTGCCAAGGGTACGCTCGTTGATCCCCCTTTTCTCCACCATGTATCGGTGAACCTCGCTACCCCTCAGCGCAGTGTCGGGGATCGCCTTCACCTCAGCTCTCTCCTCTGTCTTCACTGTTCTGATTTGCTCAAAACCACAAAATTTGAGAGCCCACCGCATGGTTTCCGAGAACGATCCACCCAACTTGCGGTGACACAGCTCTAGGATGTTGCAACTCTCCCCAGTTTGGTGATCCTTGGCAACGTAGACACTGCTGTTCTTGGCCTTGAACACATTGCAAGACCTGCCTTCAGCATCGCCCCGCATATCTGCCATGACATATCTGCCACCCGCTTCCCGTTTTGCACCGGGAAACATTTCGGCCATGAGCCGATCTATTTTGGAACTAAGTTCCCTTTTTATTTCTTCAGGGGTTTTCATTTCTGAATGTGAAGCGGTTCATTCTCCTCTCTTGGTTCTCTTTTCAATAACCGGTCAATGATAACACCAGTGCAGCAATGCTGGTCGGTTGCCAATTGGTGCAAAAGCTGGTGCGTTTCGGGCTTAATAGTTGTCTGCAACCTAACTCGATCTCCAGGCATCCACTTGCGTGGGCGCCCCCTTCTCTCTTTTCTATTTTTATACCTTACCAATTCAAGATCCCTACTTGAAGGATCAAACTCTGTCAACTGCTGTTTGGTTTTTCTATTTTCACTCATATTTTTTTACTTGTTGTTGGTTATTTTTAAAGTTTAGCGCTTCTGAATTGTATCCATTCTCTATGGCTGCTGCATCCCAAGCTCTTGCCGCCTCCTCTTCATCATCAAAGCATCCGAGGTGTGGCCTTTTCCCGTCAACCATGATGCGAGCCTCCCACTTTTTCCTATCTTTCACCCAACAAACACCCCGAAATTTAGATGTTACTCCCTCTCTTTTCTTTGAATAGCTTTTAAGGTTTTGGGAGTGTGTCACCATCCTTAAATTGTCAACGTGGTTATTAGTCCTCACCCCATTGATGTGATCCACTTGCAAGGACTTGTCCCAATCGGGAAGGAAATGCTGGGCCACAAGGCGAGAAACTAAAAAAGTTTTAGTCCTTTTATTTTTATACAAACTAACGTGAGTGTACCCCCTGTTGCCCATTCTATCTGCCATAATCCTAGTCTTGCCATACCACAGTGACATAACTCTCCCTTGATTGGATATTCGGTAGTGTCCCTCATAGCCAATAACATCTTTCCATATTTCTTCTTTCATAATTCTTGGTAACTTATAACAAAACTCCTAGTCAGAAAGTAACTCTTGGTTACACTAATATATCATAAGCTTTCTTTAGAATAGTAATGACTAGGATATGGTAACCCTGCGTTACCGAGTCGGAACTAAGTGCCCTCATATTTTTAGCAAAACTATGCTACTGCTGTTCATGCGTCTTTTGGTCTCGATTAACTTCCGCTTTTTCAGTCGCCTGATGCACCTGGAAACGCTTTTCGGGTGCAGACCGGTATCTTTCCCCAGCTTATCCAAAGATGGCCAGCATTGCCCATTGTCGTCGGCGTAATGAGCCAGCGCCAACAGGACCAGCTTATCTGTCGCGGGCATGGGGATCGCCCACACCCGCTTGCCAATGGAGAAAGACATCTACTCGTCGTATGAATGGTGATCGACATACATCTGATCGATTTGGGCGTCCCTTTCCTGGATGGCTAGCCAATAAAGACGATCGAGATCGGCATCGTCCTGATCATCGGTTACATCCTTGCCGTTCTTCCAAACGGCTGAAACCAAATCGTCGTCAATCTCGACGATGTAAACATCGCCAAGATCTTTTACTTCATAGGTGGGTCTATAGCTCATCGCTGTTCCAGGTTTCCCTCTCCTATGGATATCATCTCGTCGAGAGATGGTGAGTAATAATCCTCGTATCTCTCTAGGCACTCGATAGCATACCGAATGCACTGCTCCTTGTTCTGTTCAAACGCGACGCTCTCGCGCTTTTCTAGCCAACTCTTTGCGTTGGCTATTTGCGAGTCTGCTAGTGCCTTTCGGGCTAACGTTAGTCTTTTCATGGTATTTCCTTTCATTTGTGGGGCGTTGCCCCGATTCACTTGTATTGCTTCCATCCCTTTACTTGCTCCCATATGTTTTCTATATGAACAGCTATCTCGTAAAGATTCTCGCCTTCACTTCCCCCCAAATCTATGGTGATCTTTGGATCTTTTTTGCCAAACCCTCCTATGATTAGCTTGGGGTTTTCCCCTTCATCGAATTCTAAATCTATCTCCATAAGGCTTGTTTCAATGAATGTTTAATTTCACCGACCGTCGCGCCCGTTTTGATTTTCTCGCCATTGACTAAAGTGACGATGGCAAAATTTTGCCCAAAAACTCTGCTAGAATCCCAAGGGCAGGGCTCAATCGATTTAATTTGATCGGTGCCAGTGCATGACGAGCTGCTCGAGCTAGTTTTCAGCTCAATCATGCGAGTTCCTGATGTTTTCGATTTCCAAACTGAAACCGCTTGTTTGTATCCGCGCAAAATTGCGAGACGGTTATATTGAGACAGTGCATTTTCAGTCATAGTATTTGAGCTGTTACGCTCTCTCCTTTTGGGTTATCAGTGAAGCGAGTCCGGTAGACCCGCTTAAGAATTTTGCTGGCTGGGGTCAGCACGTCATCGGGAATACCCGCTTCCATCGAGATGGCCAGCTCGACACCCATCGTGTCCAGCATCGCCTCCTTGGGCATTGTGTATGCAATGCCCTCGGCCATTAGGATGTCGCCCGCCTTCATCGCCTTCATAAAGACGCTGCTCCATCGGTAGTCGTCCAGATCTGCTAAGGATGGCTGATCCATCTCGATAGCGACCTCGTCATACAGTCTTTGTTTTATCATAGCATTAATCAGAGCTGAATATTCCCCTCTTAGCAAGTTCTTTTTTCACCTTTAGCCAATACGGCAAAGTAACCGGTTTCCTCCACCCGGCAGGACCACCGTTGTGGATGCGCGCCACGTCGGAGTAGGTAGGTTCTCGTCCTAGCCTTCTCTCGGTAGCATAGCGGGCCATGTAAGCCCGCACAATTTGCTCCGCTGTTGCCGGATTGAACGCATCCTCATGCTTCCAGGTTTCCCCAGCAAATTCTGCTGCGTCTTGGACGTAGGCAGCGTGAAGCTGTAAACATCCGAACGCGAGCCCATTGTCCCCAATGGCATCGGGATCTCCCGACGATTCTACCGCTATCAATGCGGCTAGTAAAATTGCCCAGTTCATAACGTGCCTTTCCTTTTCATTATTTGTAGTGCTAGGAGGGCGATCAGCACAATCGCCCCCCCAATAAATCTAATTGTCTCTGCGTCCATCGCGGCGCTCCTGTTCTAGTTTTTTGTTTCCAACTTCCACCCATCTCCAGAGAATATAGAGAAGGAAAAAGACGGGCAACATCGTTAGTAGTGCCTGCATTACCTGCCCGCCCTTTCCGTTTTCTTTGTTTCTGTGTCAAATACGTAGGGATTGACAATTTTCTGCCCCCTATATTTGCCGTAGTTTCCCCCCATTACTTGCAAATATTCGAGCCTGTTTTGGGCATGGCATAAAACGACCGATGCAAGCGCCCAGCGGCGCGTGTGAGCCTTCTCTCGTTGAAACCTAGGGAAAGACCCCCAGATTTCCTTGATAACTGCGCGCATGGCGCTGAGCGGGCTCTCGCCTACATGAACGCGCCCGCAAGCGCTTACAATGCTAGGGTGTGGCTTTAGTTTTTCTTTCATAGTGTACTGGTGTTATAGGTTAAAGTTAGGCGGCAAGGTTGCCTTGCAAGTTGCCCAATCCAATGAGGCGGGCTAGCTCGCGCACGCCCTCAAACCCTAGGACAAACTCCGATTGCTTGCCGCTCTCGTAATTGGGCGAGCGCTTAATTTTAAGGATGGCGAGTTGCCCGCTTTCCTTGTCTAAATGCCGCAAATCGTCCCGATCAGCATCGAACGCATACGGCAAACTGATTGCCCGCTCAAACGCGTCAGCGTGAACGGGAACGGCAATATTCAATCCCATTGCAAGCGCTTTCCTATATTGCTTTACTCGCCCGCTCGAGAAATTGGCAAACGAGTAGCAAATTGAATAGTTGCGCGGCAAGGTATCGGGCAAATTGTTTTTGGTATAATCGTAAAACTCCACGCTAGGAAAAGCGGCAATTGTTTCACTGTGGTCTATGTCGCTAGTGCCGTTTAAACGGCAAGCAAAGGATCGACCCTTGCGCAAGGCGCTTGCTTGCTTGCTTGCTATCTCATGAGCTAGCACAGCGCGGGCAATATCTTCCCGAAAATGCATAATCCAGCTCTTTATCACTCGAGCAATTGCAATGCGTCGTTTGCTATGATCGCGCCCGTTCTCCATCTTTGCCCGCCCGCTACAAACTAAGCAAAGCGCGCGGCATTCTCGAGTCGCTGATTTACACAACTCCACACCAGCATTGTTTGAAGCGGCAAGATACAATATCAACGTGTCAACTTCTTTACGGGCGCTCTTTTCAATTTTGGCGCTCGAGTTGACGCTAGCAAAGTAGCTAAGGCCAAATTGCCGCTTGAACGCGGCATACGTTGAAAAAGCGGGCGCGCTTGCAAGTAGATCGCCCGCTTGCTTGGCAATTGCTGGCCGCTCGTTAAGCGGCGCAGCTATGCATCGAATAGCTAGGTTGTGAATTTCTTTTTTCATAAGGATTGTTTCTTGGAAAGTTATCGGCCAAGCAATAAATGGGCCAGTTGCTTTCTATTCATTGCGACTCCTTCGAACGGAATCCCTCGATAATCGGGTACAAGTTGCCTTGCCCGCCGTCTTGCTTTATTGCCGTTGCCATGACTCCAAGCGCTTTCCGTGTTCAAATTGCTTTTAACGCAATACGCTTTGCGATGTCTTGGGAATGTTTTTGGCAAACTAGATAGGTCGATATTCAATTGCTTTTTCACTGGATTTAATAATCGATCTTTGTTTTTTCGATCTTTGCTTTATTCAACTCAAAGATACGCATGTTTTCAGCATGCTCTTTTATCAACCTTCTCAGGTTGTGAATGACACGGATGTTTTCCGTGGCTTTTTCGAATTCTGTGGTTTCTTTTTTCAATTGGTTTTTCATAACGCCAAGAATTATTAACTGTGGAAAAAACGATAGCGAGAAAAAAATGAAAATTGGCCAGAAATCCAGACCTTTACCCTACGGGTAACTTTTTTTGCGCTGGGATCAATTTGGGCCCAAAGATGGCCCGCTTGCAATGGCCCGTTTAGAATGTTTTGCCCATCGACCAAAGAAAAGCGACCCTTACGCGCGTAGCGTGTGCGCGACCGGCAGGCCTAGCGTGTGCGTTGCGCAGGGAGGCGGGGGCGCGGGCGGGGGCGCGTATTATATATATATGTATCTATTAAGCCCCTTAAAAATATTGACGGATAAGGGCTTATGGCGTATGGGGATGGGCAAATGGATGTGAAGGAGGAGCTAATAGACTCTATTCGGGAGGGGATTTTGGAGATCCAAGAACAAAACACCAAAACCCACTCAATCTTATCCAAGAGTAACCCCGAAAAGGTTGCGGAGATATTATACTTACACGCGACTGGGGTAACTCAGACCCAGATGAGGAACAAGTATGGGCTCAAACGTGAAACAATTGTAAACGTGTTGTTGGACTATGCCGACTTCACGGGCAAGTGGAAGCAGTTGGGGAGCAAGATTAGGGGCCGGGCATTCTTGGAACTATCCTCGTTGGAGGAAGATTTGATAGAAAAGCTAAGAGAGCGGATGGAGGCTGGGGAAATAAAGGCTAGTTTCAAGGATCTGCTGCCCTTGGCGGTTGCCTTGGAGAAGGCTGAGAAGGGGAGCAACACGTTTCGGGGAGAGGCTAGCAGCATTGTGGAAGAACGTAAGGTGGTTAGCCAGGAGGACTATGAGGCCACTGTGAAGGCTGCTAGGGAGCGTTTGGCCAATATGAAGAAAGCGGAGGTGGTCATTGAGAGTGAGTCCTCAGTTTGATGACCATAACCGAGAAGAGCTTGTTAAGTTGTTAAGGGCTCAGCATGAGCAGTTTTGGTTAGTTACTAGGGATGGGAACATAGTTCAGTGTTATGGGAATAGTCCCTATGAACTATTGGATTTGGTCTGGGAAACCTTTGGTTTGTTATGAAAACTTGCAATTGTTGCGGGGAGGAGAAGCCGCTAACGGAGTTTCATGGAAATGGGCATTACAAGGGAACCAAGAAGTATAAGCCCGATTGCAGGCATTGCAGCAACTACAAGCTAAGGATGCACGTTAATAACGCTGTAGAGGAGCATTTTGGTTCCTGGAAGTGTTCCAAGTGTGGGTTTGAGGGCAGACCCGTTCAGTTTGATTGCCACCATGTTCGGGGGAAGAAGGAGTTTACAATATCGCAGGGGTACAAAAAGGCTAGGGATAATAAGAAGGCTTTTGAGGAAGAGTTGGAAAAATGCGATTTGCTTTGCGCCAACTGTCATAGACTAGAACATGAAGTGGTTCCGATTGAGAGGAAGCCTTTTGTTTCTGATCCAATAAGGCACGACTTAATCAGGGTGTTGTGATGAATAGAAACATTCAGTTGGTTGAAAAGTCATTAGACACTATTAGTCCTGGGTGGAAGGTAATGTTGGTAGCGTCGTTCACTGAAAATGGGTTTGAATATGATTTGTTTGCCAAGGGTCCAGATGAAGAGGTTGTGGCGTTGTTGGCTATGGTTAATGCTGTAACACTCAAGGAGCTTGAAGAGCGTACATGATTGAGTTTACGCATCACCCAATACTAAAGCCCCCTACGGACGAGGAGATAGTGTTCCTAGGGGAAAACTACCCCAAGCTGCTCAAGGAGCTGCATGAGGCCCATGAGGGCCGCATACAGGCTGCTGAGGAAGATCCTGTCAGACATGGGTTCAACTTGGATGGTTGGGAGCGTATCAAGGATGGACTAGGAACATACAACGAGTGTTTGTGTTTGGGAGGAAACCGGAGTGGTAAAACTACCGGATGCGCCAAAATTGTAATGGAGAGCGTTACCAATAACCCGGACGGCCATGTTGTTTGTTTTTCCCAGAACGCTGATACCAGCGTGAAGGTGCAGCAAGCTGCGGTTTGGGAGATGATGCCTAGAGAGTTTAAGAAGAAAACCAAGAGTGTTGAGGGCTACATCAACTACTCCATGCAGAATGGCTTTACTGGTAGTAGCTTCATCTTCCCCGACACTAGGACTAGGGTGGATTTCAAAACCTATACCCAGTTTTCCAACAATCAAACCATCTTGGAGGGTTTTGAGTTTGGGTTCAGGTCTGGGGACAACTTGAACATCGGCACATGGCTGGATGAATATCTTGGCGATGACGCTTTGATAAACACTTTACGTTTTAGGTTGGCTACTAGGAATTCCAAGATGTTGATAGCCTTCACCCCGATCAATGGGTACACTCCGTTTATAGCGGAATATTTGAAGGGCTCTCAAACCTTGAGGACGAGAAGAGCTGAACTGTTGAACAAGGAGTTGCCTGTGCAGCAGTATAGTCCCAAAAGGGATGCCTCCGTAGTCTACCTGCATTCTGATGAAAACCCGTTTGGCGGGTATGATCGGATAGCCAAGGATTTACGGGATAGGCCGCAAGAGGAGATATTGGTCCGTGCTTATGGTGTTCCTGTAAAGAGTGTGACATCGCTGC